GGTTCATGTTTAGCACTCCTATACTTAGCAACGGAGGTACTACTCGTGGGCTACCTATCAGTTGTTTCCTTAATTATGTTCCTGATAGTAGGAATGGGCTATCTGCTCACTATGACGAGAACATATGGTTGGCAAGTTCAGGTGGAGGCATTGGTGGATATTGGGGAGATGTTAGGAGTAATGGTATACCTACTACTCATGGCTCTCGTTCTACTGGTTCAATTCCATTCATGCATGTGGTAGATTCGCAGATGTTAGCTTTCAATCAAGGCACTACAAGACGTGGTTCTTATGCTGCTTACATGGATGTTAGTCATCCAGAGATTGAAGAGTTTATTAACATGAGAAAAGAATCTGGTGGTGACATAAATAGAAAGTGTTTAAACCTACACAACGGTATTAATATAACTAATGCATTCTTAGATGCTGTCAAGAATGATGAAGACTGGAGATTGATTGACCCTAAAACTAATGAAGCTGTTAATACTATAAATGCTAGAGCTTTATGGTTTCAAATCATAAATGCTAGAGCAGAGACTGGTGAACCTTACATGATTAACATTGATACTTGTAATGATGCGTTACCTAAAACACAACAGGATTTAGGTTTATCAATTAGACAAAGTAATTTATGCTCAGAGATAACACTTGCTACTAATGAAGAGAGGACAGCAGTATGTTGTTTATCATCTGTTAATTTAGAACACTTTGATAAGTGGTCAGAAGACCCACAGTTTATTGAAGATTTAGTAACTATGCTTGACAATGTGATAGAACATTACATTGAGAATGCAGTAGACACATCACAACTAGGAGGATATAGTGCAAATTTCAAACGGTTTACAAAATATATTAAAGAAGGTAAAGAAGGGTACGCTAAGTCTGCTTACTCTGCTTATAGAGAAAGGTCAGTTGGTCTTGGAGCAATGGGTTTCCATGCTTATCTCCAGTCTCAAAACATTGCGTTTGAAAGTATCTACGCTACTGGATTCAATCATAAAGCATTCAAACACATCAAATCCAAAGCTATACGAGCTACTGAGAGACTTGCTGATGTGCGTGGTGAATGCCCTGATTTACACAATACAAACCGTAGGAATGCTCATCTTCTTGCTATTGCTCCTAATGCTAGTAGTGGGATTATTTGTTCTGGCACTTCTCCCAGCATTGAGCCTTTTCGTGCTAATGTATATACCCACAAAACTTTATCAGGTTCTTATCAAGTCAGAAACAAATTCCTAGTTAAACTTTTAAAATCAAAAGGTTTAAAAGGTCAAGAGTTAGAACAGACTTTAAAAGATATATCAGGTAATGATGGGTCAGTAGAGGATTTAAGTATACTAACAGATGATGAGAAGGAAGTATTTAAAACTGCTAATGAGATAAATCAGATATGGGTAGTCGAACATGCTTACAAAAGACAAGAGTTTATTTGTCAAGCACAATCAGTTAATCTATTTTTTACTTTACCAAAAGCAACAGAGGACCAAGGTATACATGATGAGTATATGCAATATGTCAATGATGTGCATTGGTATGGTATGAATAAATTAAAATCGCTGTATTATTTCAGGTCTAATGCAGCAAGAAACGTAGAGAATGTTAACATTAAAGTTCCAAGGATTCGTTTAGATGAGGTGGACTGTATAGCCTGTGAGGGGTAATTATGATAAAAAAAAATATATATAATGCTTTAAGATTAAAATATGAAGCACAAAGAGCAGAGGCAGAAACTAATCTGTTAAACTATTTTAAAAGTAGTGTAGGTGTAGCTGAACATCCTAACATTATTGAAACAATGGATACGGAAATAGATAAGTTAGCAACTGCAGAAGATAAACTAAGAACATTAGAGGAGAACTTCAATGACTTTACTAGGTAACAGAGATTATTATAAACCGTTTGAATATCCATGGATGTTTGATTACTATGTATTACAGAATCAAATGCATTGGATGCCAGAGTCTGTGCCTTTACATACAGATGTAAAAGACTGGCAAGAACTTACAGACACAGAAAAGAATTTATTAACACAGATATTTAGATTGTTTACTCAATCAGATGTTGATGTGGCTAGTGGTTATATAGATAAGTATATGCCTATCTTTAAAAAACCAGAAGCAAGAATGATGATGTCTTCTTTTGCTAACATGGAATCAATCCATCAACATGCTTACAGTTTACTACTTGATACTGTTGGTATGCCTGAGATAGAATATAAAGCATTTGCTGACTATGAAGAGATGGCAGACAAGCATGACTATGTTGGTAACTTTAAACCTTCTAAAGCTAAAAGAGAAACCATAGCTAAAACTCTTGCTGTTTATTCTGCTTTTACTGAGGGACTACAACTCTTCAGTAGTTTTGCAATCCTATTAAACTTTCCAAGGTTCGGTAGAATGAAAGGTATGGGACAGATAGTTACCTATTCTATTCGTGATGAGTCTATGCACGTTGAAGCTATGACTAAATTATTTAGAGAGTTTATTAAAGAGAACATGGATATATGGACAGATGATTTTAAGAAAGAACTATATGACATCTGTAGAGAGATGGTAGCATTAGAAGATAAGTTTTTAGATTTAGTGTTTGAGATGGGTGACATACAAGGACTAACTAAAAAAGATATGTATGCATACAATAGATACATAGCTGATAGAAGATTACTACAACTTGGTCTTAAAACTAATTATGACCAAAGAGAGAATCCTTTAGGTTGGTTGGATGAAGTAACTGGTGTCGAACATCAAAACTTTTTTGAAGGACGTGCTACTACTTATATGAAAGCTGGACTTAGAGGTAGACAAGATAACATAACTTTTGCAGGATTTGAAGAATGAATGATATATTTGGTTATGTAATAGGAATCTTAGGTTTTCTTTTTGGTATATTAGTATTTACATATGATAACTTAGAGTACAAAGGTTATTCAAGTGCTCATAGTTGTTCAGGTGATTGTTATATTAAGTATGTAGAAGAACATGGAACGTCTGTAGAAATAGAACAAAGAAAAAAAGAAATAGCAAAGACAGATGAATTTAGTTCTATCAGAGGATTATGGTCAGGATGTGCTGCTTGTCATGGTCAAGATGGTCAAGGCATGGGTGTATTTCCTAAACTTGCAGGACAAACATCTGATTACATAAGTAATAGATTATACGCATATAAAAATAGAGAACAGATTGGTGCTATGTCATCAACTATGTGGGCACAAGCTGGAATGTTAAGTGACCAAGATATTAAATTGATAAGTAAATTTATAGAGGAAGGGATAAACTAATGAAACAGAAAGAAGCAACTCTGTTTGGCTATAAAGTATTATATAGTAGAACTGGTAAGGTAATTACTGAGAGAGTTTCTACAGATATTAAAGAATTAAAACCTTATTTTAGTCAAGAAGAGTATGCAACATTACAGACTGTAGTGCGAGAAGGTACGAGAAAGCTCGATGAAATACATAATTACATAGAAGCTAACCTAAATGCACGAATTATGGCAGATTAGAGAAAATTGACTTCACCAGATGCTCTGTATTGCATTATCTGATAGTACCTAATGCGATAGGTATCGTAAGATTGATATTTTAATACAGAGCTTCTCCGTGCCTCTGAGAGGATTTAGCTATAGTTAGCTAGATATACGTATCTTTTTAGGTTTTTCTTCTTCTGGAATGTTCTTTTCCAGTTCAATCACCAAGATACCATCAACAACTACTGCATCTTTTACTTCAACATACTCTGCTAGAGCAAATGTTTTAGTGAAGTCTTTTTCGGATATACCCTTATGGATATATTCTACTCCTTTCTTCTCATCTGTTTGTACAGCAGATACAGTAAGTGTTTTATCTTTAACCTCAACATCAATGTCTTCGACTTTAAATCCTGCCATTGCTATTTCGATTCGATATGCCTCACCTGATTTAACTATGTTATAAGGTGGGTAGTTTGTTTGAGGTATTGATGCTCTTTGAAGTGTATCAAAGATTTCATCAAACCCAACTGAGAACGGACTGAATTGTCCAAATGCTTTTAAATGTGTCATATTAACTCCTTAATAAAGCAAGTTATTGAGTGCCGACCATTCGCACACTCTTACTTATATTATAGAGTCTTATTCATGTTTTGTCAAGTCTATTGTAGTATATATTTCTACTGGCTCTGCTACCCCTTTCATTGCTATTGGGTCTAGTTTAATTAAAGGTATGTCTGTTTGTTCTGCAGTATTTTTAGCAATAACTATATCTTCACCTACAGCTTTACAACTACTCTCACATCTAGCTGCAAGATTTACATCTGAACCTATGGCAGTATAATCAAACCTATCTTCACTTCCACAGTTACCTAACATAACTATACCGGAATTAATTCCTATACCAATTTCAATACCTAAGTCTGCCTCTTGCATCTTTTCTTTTATTTCTATAGCTGTAAGGATTGCTCTGTCCTCATGCATGTCTAAGTCTAGAGGTGCATTAAAGATAGCCATCATCGCATCACCTATATACTTATCAACCATACCACCATACTTCTTAACTGCATTAGCTTGTATGGTTAATGTCTTGTTCATTAACTCTGTTACTTGTTCTGGTTCTAATTGTTCTGATAAGTTTGTAAAGCCTCTGACATCAGTAAACAACATGGTACAATACTTTCTTTCACCACCTAACTTTAACAGTCCAGGATTTTCTTGTAATTGTTTTACCTGTCTTGGGTCAAGGTAATGACCAAACTGTTTCTTGATTTGTTGTCTTAGTTTGTATTGCTCTCTGAATCTTAGATAGAATTGTTGTAATGACAAAAGTGTCATACATGTCATACTCCATGTGACATCAACTAAAAAGCCTCGTGATATTAAATAGTAACCGAGCCCACCCATCGACAGTATCAGCGTACTTGCCAATGATGCACCCATAGTAATAC